AGTTTGGTCATTGATGCCTTTGTTCTTAATGCGCATAATCTTATCATCGATACGAGCGCACAAAGAATCTACAGCATTGCCTTTGGAAAATATATTAACTGGCTTGACAGCCGAATCGCCATACGCTTTGTTCTTCTCAGAAAGAAGAGTACCAATTTCGTTTACGATAACCCAAATCTTTTCCTCTGTCGTAGTCTCCATCTACACAAACATTAACAAATTACTCTAAAAATTCAACTTCGAATTTATACACCATCTTCTTGTCAAGATATTCAATCACCAATCTACCATTTGTAGGATTGAAAAACACATATCTTTCTGCGTGTCCGGTGTAATCGGATACATCAAACTTATACTGGTTATCATTAAGGATTAAGTCACCATCCTGTGTGACTTCGCAAGAGGTTATTTGGGGGACATTGAACTTGAGAAACATACAAATACAATTCCCCCAACTCCTCTTAATCTCCTTAACCAAACTGTGGTCTGGCGTATTGCTTTTTACCATCTTGGTCTATCTCGTAATATCGGTTAGTCATCTTGTCGTAATAAAGATAGAGACTTCCCAACTTACCGACAATCTTTGGTTTTGCTTTTACTACTGTAACTTTCACTTGGTTTGGTTCGTAGGGAATCCCTTCCTCATCTTCCATACCATAGGGGCATCGCCATATATTGATAATCATCATACCCTTACGAGACCATTGCATACCACCCGCAATATCATTCATCGTAGGAACATCTACATAAGGGATGCCGTTCTTGTACTTCGCTTGTTGGTGTTTGGTATGTACAGTAACGATGGTGTGGTAGTCGTTCTCTGAGGAATGCTTACGGACCTTTGTCAGCACATTACCAATAGCAATATCATCACGCACTCCTTGCGCCACATCGGTCTTGATTTCTGTGAATGGGTCAACACAACATCCATCAATCTTGACTTGGTACTTGTTCTCAATCTCCTCCACAGCCGAGTAGAATCCTTCGATGTTAAGGTCTCTGAGTCCTGAGTCTACGATGAAGAAATGCTTGGACACGAAGTCAATGGCTTTGTCGGCCTCCTCATCCGTAGCCATCATCTTGTCGTTTACAAGGAGGGGCTTACGGAGATACACCCAACAGAGTTCAGCGAACACCTCTACGGGTGCGCCTGTCTCTGGAGAATATACTGCCCACTTCCAATCCTCATACTCGGCAAGGTTCATCATAATCTCAAAGGTGAATTGTGATTTACCTTGGTGCGCTCCCGCATAAATGTATGTGGTACTTCCGCGCTTAACGGAATACTTGTCGAACAAGGAATCGAATCCTGTCCAACAGCCTTTCTTTACACCCTCATTCCGCAGAGTGAGGATGGAATCCTTGAGCATATTTGCATCAAAGATAAACTCTCTAAGTGCTGACATAGTTTGTGGTTATTTGAATTCTTTTTTATAATCTTTCTGCTCATAGTGAAATGAATCACCGAGGGACTTGCTGTCGTAGATTTCTTTAATATGGAAATCGTACACCTTTTTGTTGGCTAATCCGCAATGAGTCATTATCTGCATCATCAGATATGCATTGCTGTTCATATCCTCCAAGGTCTTCCCACGGCTTACGAACTCGTATGGAGCATCCTTTGTCCCTCGAGTCAGATTCGTGTATCCATTGCCGTACTTTTTCTTCCAACTCAATGTCACTTTGTGATGGAATATCTCTTGTTTTTCTTCGCTCATTTTCCTCAATTCTTTCGTTGATATACTGGAGTCTTTCGTAGATTCTTGCTAATATCTTTTGGTGGTAGTGCATCACACTTTGTAGGATTCGAAGTTCATCCCTATAGTAGAACCTCGCCCCAAAACTCTTTTTGTATTTCATAAAATAGTAGAGATAAGAAAGGGGGCATATGCCCCCTCTCTCTCCTTACCAGTTAAATTAAACCACAAACCACTTAGAAAGGATAATCTTCTTTTGAATTTACAGGCTGCTTAGGTGCTGCAACTTCTCCTTGAATCTGCATATACTTACCACCATCGCGCTTGTCTTTCATCTCCAAGTTCACCCAACCTTTTTCGTTGCGGTGATTGGCTAATACTTCAAGGTCGTTTGGTCCGAGAGCAATCTTTACGATGCTTCCGTACTTAGTCTCTACTACCTTAATCTTTCCTACAAATTGACGCTGTTCCATTTCTTTAGTTTATTAGGAGTTCTTTAATGTGTTCGTACTTGCTTTGTAAATCCATAACCATCTTTCGCAAGTCGTTGATGGCGTGGTCGTAGTCTATTATATCTTTGGCATAGTTCTCAAAAAGAACAAGGGACTTATCGTACATACTCTTGTACGAATTGTCGCTCATCTTCTCGGAGTGGGAGTCCAGGTAATAGTGTACAGACTTGTTGTCTGCATTTATACATCTTGCTGTCTCACTCTTTGAGAATCCACTCTCCACCATCATCACGCAGAAGATACTCTTTGCGATAGCGGCTTCTCTACGCTTTGTAGAGGACATAATATCGGAGATGCGAACATCACACGCTGAAGAAACGCAAGAGAGAATGCGACTCTGTAGTGTGTTAAAGTTCGTACTCACGGGTGTAGTAATAGTTGTAGTCTCCATTTAAAAATAGTTCTCGGTATAGATTTATAGAAGTTTGAAGTTCCTTTAGCCCAGAGTTAAGGAAGGCATCGCTACACTTAAAGATTCCCACTTCGTAGGGGAATTCTTTCTCAACTACCACAAAGTAAAAGTCATCTACCTCAAAGAGATATTTGTACAATGCTGCTTGTTGGTTGTATAGCATATAGGATGCTCCTCTTTTAAATTCGGATAGGCTCTTTGCTGTGGTCTTTAGGTCCACAAGATATTTGCCGTTCCAATTATCAATTAGTGCATCTGCTTTCCCTTTTACTGGGATGCCCATCAGTTCAGAAACTGCGGGGACTTCGGGGGAAAAGTCACCCATCAGTTCTTGAACCTTTGTGCTGTTCTTCAACTTATCGTACATCTCGTATACGCTGTTGAGTTCTTTGGGATTGAGGATATCTCTATCTGAATGCTCCATAGAAAACTTCTCCCATTCCTTTCCTCTACGAGTACCCTCGTATACTATCGCTGTCTCCTTGCCTTCAAGGAACAAAGCGTGTATTGCAGAACCTATGGAAAAGAAGTTTGTATTTGGATAACTCCACTTGTTCTCCCTCCAGAGTTTGAACTTGGTTGGAGATTCGCGTAGGAGTTTGAGAGAACTATTAGATAGGTAAGACCTATCTGCATAATACTCCTCATCATTCTTAAATTTTTCCTCAGTCATCGAGCATATTAGTTAGTTGATATATTAACTCTACAAGAGCCTCTTTATTTAGACTCATAAGATAAACCTCTTGGTCTCCAAATTCCTGGAGCAGATGTACACAATCGTCATCTTGGTCTGTCTCGAATCTCAGCGTAAAGAAATCCTCGTTTGTGAGGAAGGTCTTTTGTAATCTTCTCATCCGAGGATAGCCTTCATCGTTTTGTCATCAGCGATGTACTTGTCCTTGAGTGCTTGGCGTACTTGCTCCCCCTTACCATCGGCAACAGCCTTCTTCATTGAAGTGATTAGAGCCTCTGTGAGGGGCTTCTTCTCGGGTGCTTGAGATTGCTTTGCAATAGCCATTGAAACCTCGTTAGAGGATGCGATAGAGGTCTCGATACCGATACCCAAGTTGCCAAGCGCACGACCCCAAGCGGAGGTCTCGCAGTTCTCTACATAACTTGTCTTGTTGATGTAGGAGGATGACTTGTCTTCTTGGGCAATTCCGGTAGCCATAGCGATACCATCGGCATTGGATACAGTAGCCTTGATGACACAGGATTCATCGGTAAGGTGTAGAATCTCGGAGGTCAGAGACCATCCCGCATATTGGTCCTCATTGCGGAAGTACAGCACACGCTGATTCACCTCGACATATTCCTTGCCTTTGATGTTGGTTGTTTTGAACTTGTAGTTACTCATTGGATTTGTGATTTAAATAAAGGCGTTGACTCTCAACGCTTTCTTGTTTAACCTTGACAAATATCCCTTAAATATCAAGGCGGTGGATGTTCTTTTTAATATCTTCTTTGACTCTGGAAAGTTGGAAACTTACGGCTTGTTGTGTAACGCCATAGTGTTCGGCTATCTCAGTTGCGCTGTAACCTTCTAAATACCTCTTGGTGAAGTACTCATACCTTAAAGGGGTAGAAACGCTCTCTACGAAGCCGAGAATGTGGTCTATGGTATTGTCATAGTAATCTTCCGTCACCACATCTCCGTCAAACAAGGTTGTGTCGTTCATCTGATTGTCATCGGTGTAGTCGCTGTAGGAACGAATGGGTAGGTTGTTCTTCAGGAGATTGCTATCCCGCAGTACATTGCAATACGCCATATCAATGGCGGTCATAATGTAGTTGGTGATGTGCGCCTCGCTCTCGAACTCCTTCTCCTTGTTCACAGCCTTGAGTACTTGGACAAGTGCAATATGCCGAACCGATAGTATCGTTTCATCTTCCCGCACCACTCTACCCTTCTTTCGTAGGGTGTAATGGATGAACCGATTGTCGCTTGGGAAATGCCTCAATAATATCCCTTGTGAAATCTGCATCTTTTGTCAAATTTATTATTATTTAATACTAATATAATAAAGTTAATACTATTATAATAGAACTATTAGAATAGAACTATTATAATAAAGTAATACTATTATTATAAAGGGAACTCAAGGTAGATAAGGTTTTTGGGTGGGAATACTTCCCCCTTCCAAGTACTCATCTATCAAAGTATTATTCAAGGATTCTGCTTCCTTGACCTTACCTTCAAGGTCTACAATCCTATCTCGTAGTTTACCATATTCCATTCTTGCTGTTTCTATTTTTCCGGTCAGTTGGATTAGGTCATTGCATCTTGTCCTATGTATAGCAACGAAGTCATCCAACTTGAGGACAAGTCGTACATACTCCTTCTGCTTTTCCTCTGGAAGATGTTTGCAGTATTTGGGGAACTCCTGTAGCATATACAAGAGAACCCCAATGTCTGCTTCACACAGCAATTCCAATTCTAAATTTCTATTCATCGTTTCTTAATGGCTTCTTCTATTCTAAAGTAAATGAATAGAATTATGGCTAATACTCCAAACACTATTCTTCAAGTCTTTTTGTTATGTGTTCCTTGTAAGCCTTCCTATACAGCAAGATAGCATCCAAGAAGTCCTCGTGCAAAGGGATGTCAATAACTACATCATCATTCGCCTCGTTCCGAAACATCAGAATAAATACACCATCATCCACACCATACGACAGCATCTCACACGCTTCGTGATAGATTGGAAAGCCCAACTTATTGTCCATCGAATCCATAGTCAACTTCATATGTTAGTTCATCCTCGTCTACAGGTTCACCTTTAGCATCTACATAGCATTCCTTTTCCTCATCATAGAATACTTCTTCTCCGCATACAGCATTGTATATCCTACCTTCGTAGTCAAGTAGTTCACCATTCTCATCGCGAACATATGCTCCCGCGTACTCCATTCCGGGTTCATCGTATAGAAGTTCAAAGCGTACTTTGCTATCACCCAACTTCTCATTGAATGCATACACCCAATCTGTAGGTGGACTCCAAGCGGTCTGGAAATTTATATGGATGTGTTCATCCCATTCCTCTACATCTCCCTTCTCACACCAAGCATCCCACTTCGTACCCCAATTATGAATGTTCCAATCGTACCAATTAGGGATACCTTGCTCATCTAACTCCTTCTGTTTCTCTGAACTCAAGGGGTCGTTGAATATATTCTCGGGCTGTGGTACAGCACAAGTGAAACTGAACTTATCTTCAATCAATAGAAGATGTTTAATAGATTGTAGTTCCTCATTACTTCCGCGTAATGTGAAACTATTTGCACACCAATTCGGCATAATTTCTAATAGTTTTTGTGGTTAGTGTTTATAAATCATAGAAGTATCCTTGATACTCACACCCCATTGGGTTAGGCAATCGTCTGTATTGAGCCACTACATCTTGTGATATATGCTCAACGAGTTTCGGATAGATTACTCCCGGAGTATTGTCTCCCGAAGAATTGTCATTAAAGGCAACATCGATTCCTACTATTCTGTCTGATTCCTTTCCGTTCAGTTCAGCAAGTAGTTCATAGAAATCCTTACCTCCGAACTCTCCGTATCCATCATACTCTGTCTCGTGAAATACACGCCCATCGGGTGTAATCATATAGACATCAAATGTGTATCTCTTGCTTGATGAATTTGCGATTGACATATTTGTATCGCAAGTTTTCCAACTAAAAAATCCCATAGTGTTTGTAGTTTGTGGTTAGTAATTTTTACGATAGTCAATGACTACTTCTATATTTTCTTCCTCTGCTTCGAGCCACTCATCTAACTCATCAGAATCATAGAAATATCCTGACTCAAGTGTCTCATATATGTCGCTCCATAAAGGCGCACATTGGCCATCTACCTCTCTGTAATTGAGGACTTTATATATATAATAGTTGTCCTCACTTACTACATAATCAATTACAATTTTTGTTTTCATTCTTCAATTAGTTTTGTGTAAAATTTTACTGATAGTTTTGTGTAAAATTTTACTGAGTTCTGATAACTTCCAGCAGTTCCCTTTTGTACTTGGTAGCGTGAGGGAATCGTACTTCCGTAATAATCTTTCCTACTTGTAGTAGGTAGGAAACAAGCACCCGAGCGTAGAGAATCCATAGCGGCAC